TGTTTCTTCATTACAACCATATTATAACACAACGAAACGGAAAAAGCAAGGCCTTTCTCGAGTTATTTTAGATTATTCCAAAAATATTTTTCTTTTCACCTTCCTTTCTCCAAAACGTCGAGAAGTTGGTCAAACACGTCTATCTCCCCTCCACACACCTCGCCGTCTAACACCGCACGTATAGTCTGTTGCTTAGTCTGAATAATCCGGCACAAATCCTCTTCAATCGTACCGCCTGCCACCAAATAGTTTATCCATGCCACACCGTCCTGGCCAAGTCTATGGATACGGTCCTCTGCCTGGATATGATCGCCTGGCCGCCACCAAAGTTCGGTAAATGCTATGGTTGAACACACATCCTGGAGCCCGTCAATGCCTGTTCCAGCCGCCCTAATGTTTCCAATCAATACACGGATTTTCTTATCTCGACAAAACAAGTCAACAGCTAATTTCCGCCGGCGGCCCACAACACCACCATCCACTGTGACATGCGCCGCATCCACTCGACGTTGGAGCACGCCTGTCATTGCGTGATGAACGGTAAACAACACAAGCTTTTCATCCGGATATTCCGAAAGAAAGGCGTTTGCCCAGGCCACCACACACCGAGACTTCAACCTCGCGGCAAGTCGGAGAAGATAGCCGACACGTGTCACCGCGGCCGCTCGTAGGGCGTGATCCAATCTAGATTTATCATAGTTTTGCTGCAACCACCCCAGGAAATCCTCGGCAGCGTGATCATACTCGGCACGGTCCGCCAAATCCATCGGCACTACTCGGCGAACTTTGTCAGGAAGGTCTTTCAGAACATCTTCTTTAAGGCGCCGCACCATGCACGTTTGTTTAAGGCTCTCATGGAGTTGAGGAATATTTGTCGCACCGCGAAAATCCCATCCCCACGGAGTTCTGCGCGGGTTACAGTACTTTTGAGCGAATGAAAAAAACGACGGAAACACATCTGGACGCAGCATATGCAGTGTCGGCCACAGTTCGGCAGGACGATTAGTCAACGGAGTTCCGCTCAACGCAATCCTATACAGAACTCGTCTGGCTAGATCGACGGCTGCTTTCGTTCGCCTTGCTCTTGGATTGGTAAAATACTGACATTCATCTAGCACAAGTGTTTTCAGACCAACCCTACGAAAATATGGCAACCATGACATAAGAATATCTGGATTGATAATCATCAGTTTTGGAACAAGTCCTAACTGTCCAGACGGAGAACGACGACCCTCCAACACCTGAGCACGGAGATGAACGTGTTTCAGCGCCTCGTGTTCCCACATATATTTGACGGAGGCTGGACAAACTACAAGGGTGGGGAACATCTCACCAACACGTGCTCGACAAAGTAGCCAAAGTGTCTGAAGCGTTTTCCCCAGTCCCATATCGTCCGCGAGCAAAACACCGCCACCACTGCCATTACTATTCGTGAGAAAAGCCTCCATATCCCAAACACCCTGTTTCTGATATTGATAAGGCTTAATCACCTGTTTCCGTCTCCTGTTCTCTACGAGCCTCCACATACGCAGCAACACTAGCATCGTGAGAACACTCCACCAGTTTATTCATTATCTAAGCGCTCGCTTAATCTCTGCAAACACACTGCCCACGCGCTCTGCTGTCCACCCAACACTCGTGAGATAAGCGCGAACTGTCGAACGAAAATTGCGAGGCTCCCCCCCTTTATCCATAATCATGGCCTCCACATCCTCAGGAGGGTAGAGCAAAAGTTCCACTACATAACGGGCGTCTTCACCCAGCCCAGAAGCCCAGTCCCTAACGTCGAATTCATATGAAAACTGCCCAATCTCCAGATCGTCAATTGGCACAGTCACTACATGTCGTTTCTGGGTATAGCGTTCTGCGCGCATGGTGTCGAACATGGTATACCACACCCACCGCCGTATCTCTGTAGCATATGTAGTACAATAAGGCTTTCCGCTCGGGCGAACACCTCCAACAAACCGGTGGTGACCCTCGACAAATGCGAGGTTTGCTGTGCCCACGAGTTCCTCAAAATCACCCCCATACCGCCGCCGAAACTTATGCACCTGGTCGAATATCAGATCTCGTACCAACACATAGCCATCGGCTGGATCTAACGGCGCGTCCTCGGACATCATCCTACTGGCTGGATACTCTGCGCATTGCTCTGCTATAGCCGTTCTCATGTTCTCGTTCCCTCTCCTGTTGCAACCCCAACACTTGCCGGGATCAATTCCGCTGCTTTCCTCGGATCGCCTTTTACAAACACCAGAACATTTTGGTGGGATTTCACAACTTTTCGAGCGCCTCGCACAAACAGGCTATTTGCTCGTATCGCTCCAGACCCTACTGTATTGACTAGAACAACATCGTTGTAGAACTTTGCGCCGGCGTCCTCAAAGGCATGAATAGTATCCCCAACAAAATTCCTAATCTCAAACCCGGCCTCCCGGCTACGATAGTTCGCCACCACAAAACAGGCGAAACGGTTTTCATGAAGCTTCTCAACGCTCATTGCAACAATATTCCTATACACAGCCAAAAACTCATCGTATGACATGTTCGAGATATCGTCTGGTTCCTGACTATATGTCTCGAGATTTCCATACGGTGGACATGAAAAAAGAAAATCACACCGCGGAGCCTCCGGTAGAAGTTTGGCAGCATCCCCACATCTCCACTTCGGGACGTACTTTCCTCGCGTGTATTCGTTGATCTGAGAGCGGTTTACCTCCACCTGTTCCGCACGAAGTTCGATGCCTAAATATCGATAACCTAGTATTGATGCAACTATACCACGAACAGAACCTCCAGCCAACGGGTCCAATACCACTCCACCAGGCGGACACCACCACCCATAGGCCAGCTCACATAGTACTGGGTCGAATGTGGACGTCTGTGAGTGTTTTTTTAGCCTGT